TCCTACGTTTGCAGTATTTGCAGCAGGTAAGTTGATTACATTGTTTTCAGTACCATCAATCAATAATATTCCACCAGACTGTGCTCTTGTAAGAGAGCCCGTAACAGCCGAACTAGTATTGAATGTTGAAATTATTTCTCTTTTACCAGAGACTACGCCGTCAGAAGCTTTTATATCACCAGTAGCAGTTAGATCAACTACTGTTGTGGCGCCAGCTATATCGACTGCACCAGAGAAGTCTCCAGTCGCAGCATCTAGCTCACCACTCAACGTAATGTTAGTGGCACCTGTTATTGCGCCGTTAAGTGCAACTGCACCGTTAATATCAATCGTAGTAGCAGCGATTTGAATCTCTGTATCTGCAACAATATCAAGTTGACCATCTGCACTTGAGTTAAGATAGATGGCAGCGTCACGAAACTTTATTTTTTTGTTTGTACTAACAAGGTTGTCAGCATTACTTGCATAGCCACCGTTAAATACAGTAGCAGCTGTAGTAGTTAAAACACCTGTAACCAGAGCAGTCGTTGCAAAATCTACTGCTCCGCTAATATCTAATGTAGCTGCATCGAGTTCGCCGGTTATTGTTAAATTTCTTACGCCAGTATAATCTTTGTTCGCAGATAGTACTACTGCTTTAGAAGCGATAGCTATACCGACTGCAGTTGAGCCTAAATCTAGAGCATTAATTTCTCCAACAACAACCGTAGCACCATCAAGTTTGTTTAACTCTTCAGGTGTAGATGTAATTGCTGTAGTACTTACTGCTGCTAATACCGGAAGAGTACCTGAAACATTAGGTAAAGATATTGTTTTGTCATCATCAGTTGGATCGATAATTGCTAATGTTGTTTCATGCGCATCAGCTGTAGCACCTTCAAATATAAGTGCATTTTGTGCATTGATTGTTTGAGTGTTAACAGTAGTAGTTGTACCTGATACTGTAAGATTACCTGTCACTGTAAGATTGTCACCTACAGTTGTTTCAGATGTTGTATGTCCGATAGTTGTTGCTAGACCACTTGTCTGTGCACCAATTTTAAGAGTGGCGCCATCACGTAGCGTTTGTTGACCTAAATCATACCAAGTAGAACCTGTCCATAAGAGTTCGGCATTATCATGCTGAGCTAAAACGATTGTAGTTCCTTGGGCGTACGTAGCCGGAGTAAGTGTTACTACACCTGCACCGATATTAACAAACTTTTTAATTTGACCTGCAACTGTACCATTGATAAGTGAAGCCGCAATTGCAGAACCTGCATTGTGAACTGTTAATGGAATAACAGCTGAAGCAGCAACTGTTGTACCAGTAAGAGTTTCAGTTTTTAAAGAATATTTACTATTTAAAACAAGTGAACCTGTTCCCTTTGCTGCCAAAAACATTGGAACATTAGCATCACTGCCAACTGCATTGAGTGAAGGACCAGCACCAGTTGCCGCATTCGTAAATTCAACATGGTTAACAGCACTTGACGCGGTTTGAAATACAACTTGTTCGTTACCATTTGCGTCAGCTATAAAACCTGCATCTACTATTTTAGGTGCAGTAAGCACTGGACTTGTAAGTGTTTTATTTGTAAGTGTTTCTGTAAATCCAACAAAAGAAAATGTATCGTTGCCTGCTAATAACGGAAGTGTAACAGTTCTATCTGCTGCTAATTCTGAAGGAGCAAATATGTATTGATGATTAGAAGATGTATCTTGAATTTGAGGTGTAGTAAGTATTGCAGATGTTAAAGACTGTGATCCGCCTGTTAGCTGAACAATGCCGGTTTCATCTGGAAATGTAATAGTTCTATCTTGGGTTGCATTAGTAAATGCTAGAGTAGTTTCATGAGCATCAGCGACTGAACCTTCGGCAGTAATAGTATTAGTACCAAATGACATAGTAGTCGTTGGTGTAACACTATCTCCGCCCAGGATAGTATAAATTTCTGAAAAATTAGCATTAATCTTAGTACCAGCATTACGCATAGTATCGCCGGTGTTATCGTTTGCTATTGTGCCAGTATTTATTGTTTGTCTTGCCATTTTCTAACCTTCGATTTGTATGTATTTATACTCTTTTTTTATGCAGAATCAGTATAATATTTAAATTCATCGGCATCAAAATTAATTTGTGTATTAGAGAAGAGTTTATTACCACCAGCATCTGAATCATGATCGAATGTTTCAGAACTAATTCTAGCAGCATTAAAGAAATCTCCGTATGTATTTTGAATATAACCAAGACTTCCGAATTGATTAACACCGAATGTACCATAATCTGAATCAACTGTTGTAACAGCAGTGACCACACCTTTATCAAGTGTGAGAGTAGTACTAGCAGTAACTGCACCGTAATCAATAACAATACCAAATGGTGCAACAAGATCTCTCAAGCTACCACCAGCTGAATCGTTGAACGATGAAGCAAACACTCTATCAAAGTCAACACGATATGCTCCGTATGCAGGTGATCCATCAGAGTCGTATGGTTTTTTCGAAGTTCCGATAATACCAGAAATATCTTGTAATGCAAATGGTGCAGCACTTGCGAGACTCACAAACTGTGGTGCAGCTTCTGCTTCATCTATACTGATTGGCATAAAATCAAAACTAATATCAGCATTTGCAGTTGAAATTGCAACTTCTGATCCTACAAACATACCACCCGGATGGGCGAATAATTTATATAGCTCTAACCATTCTGACGAAGAAATACCTGATTTAATAAGTATTCCCCAGAATTGATATATTGTAGGATCAGTAATTCTTAATCCAGTTTCAGGACCAATTTTATTACCGACTTTCATTACAAGGTCTTTACCATATATTACTTCTGGCACTTCGGCAAAAAACATTTTAAAGAATCGTTCGATACCAAACTTTGTACCCTTCGATCTATAAAAGTTATTAGAAAGTTCCGCACCAGTTCGATTATCTAGAATACCTTCAACGTAGTTTTGTCCAAGTAAAAGTTCATCTTCTATAAATGTAATATTTTCTTTAGCGGTTTGTGATATATCTCGGAGAGTAGGAATTGTATGTAACTGATGACCAAAGTTGCCATCGGCATCTAGGTTTTCATAGTACTTTTCAAATAGTGTAATGAGCTTAGGATTGTCTTCTCTAAACCATTCCGGCAATGCTTCAGCTATCTGATTTCCGGTGAAATCTAGTTCGCGTCTGCCTATATCTGAAAGTGTTTTATCTCCCATTTTTAATTTTCAGCTTCTGTAGCTACAGCAGCAAGATTACTTGCATCTTCATCATAATCTATAATATTATTTCTTTCAGGACTAATTGCACTTTGATTTGCAGGAATTGCAGATAGCTTAATAAATGTTGCTCCGCCAAGTAGTGCACCCGGCGTAAATGCAACAATACTGATAACGCCAGTAGCTGTACTAAATGATCCGATATTATCTACAATAACTGTACCAGTACCAGATGCTACGACTTGAAGTTTATTTGTTGCAACATTTGCATATTGCTCATTTACAATACGGCATGCAGTACCGTCTACTAAGAATGTATTACTTTTTACTATATAGTCAGAATCAACTGGAACTGCTTTTGCTGTCGGAACTGCAATAAGTGCTGGATAGGTAAGCGTAAATGAATTAGATATATTAAGTACAGGAGTTATCCTCTGTTGCATACGTATACTGGCTCTACTTGAAAGAACTGCAGTACTTACTTCATCTACAAGAGTAAGAAGTGCTGATCGCCTAAAGGCCTTTTTAAATTTACCGGTATTAGTAGTAAAATAATTAGCAACAACTGTTTTAATAGAATTAGTAATAGCATTTGTTGAAAGCGGAGTTAAATCTGGATTGATTTGATAGAATAAATCTGTTTCAATAAATGTCTTAACCGGATCTGCAAACTCTACACTAAATGATATAATTGCAAGTTGGTTAACAAGATTTTCAATAGAAGTTTTAGTCGCAGCTTGAGTAGCAGCAGTTACATCGCTTTCAAAATCAATTGACGAAAATACTGTACCAAATTTAGGTTCAGGATTATCTTGTCCACCCCATGAACATATATCATTAATCAGTGTTGAAAAGTTACGTAATATAATAGCAGTATAATCTTCGGGTGTTACCATTCTATTTTGTGTTGCATATTGGAATGGTGCATTTGTTCTGATTGATTCAATTGTTTCTTTTTCGCCACCTGCAATCGCAGCGGCTGTTGTTACTACAGTCAAAGTTCGTGCAGTTCCAAGAACAGACACAGTATCAGTTGCAGTAAAACCAGTTGCAGTATTTGCAGTTGCACCTCTTGCTGACACGTAGTCAACAGTAATAGTTGAACCAGCAGCAGGACTTAATCCAAGAATTCCATTGCCGCCAAACGATAACTGATAAAATCCATTTGGTGCTTCTTTTAAAATATAAATTGTTGATGTAGCTGATATCGTAGTAGCAGCTGTAATATTTGTAAAGACTGTGCTAGTAGTTCCTTCGGTGACTGTCACAAGTGCTGAGTCAGCATCTAGTGATACATCTGGAATTATATAAACATCTGCTTCATTAAATTCACCAACAAGAAACGTTTTAGTTTTACGTGTTCCTTCGAATATTGGAACGACTGCAGAACCATCAACTGTTTTAAATACATAACTACCATTGCCATCATCTTCTGCAGTATGCACTTCTCTAGTTTGGAATACATATGCTACATCATCAACAGTTGTTGAAAATCTATGATTACGAGGTAAATCAACAGTACTTGGTCGACCACTCACGCCTGAGAGGCTCAGAGTGACCCCTACGGTGGCCTTGGCACTCGTCTTTGTATCTGGCACATAACCGATACCAGTTGCAAGAGATACAACCGATGATCTTAATTGAGCTGTACCAAGAAATGATTCATTTAATGCAAAGTTAGCAGTCAACGCATTAATATGCGTATTATATGCAAGCACATCAAGAATATTAGATAAACCAGATGCTTCAAAATTATAGTCAGCAAACTCAGTTGAATTTTCTAGAAACGTTTTTAAATTATTTTTTATATTAGAAAAATCTAATGCTGTTGATTTAATAGTCGTTGCCATGTTATCTTAACCTCGCGAGGACGGTAGTAACCGTCACTGTCTCTTGTGTGTTTATTACTCTAAATTCTACTGTTACTCGTATTGCATTCCTATCAGGAGTTGCTACTGCAGTTACATTAAGTGCCTGAGCTCTTGGTTCAAAAATAGCAATAGCGTTCTTTATTCTTTCTTCTATATCTTCTTCGGCATCATCGTCTGCAAGATCAAATAACATATCTCTGAGATTGCCACCAAACTTTGGTTGAAATGGTTTCTCAAAATAATTAGTCAACATAAGATTTTTAACGGCCTGCTTTACTGCAGCTGCACTTTCTTTTTTAAATATTTCACCACTTGGTTTATTAGCAAATGTAAGATCAATATCTTTGTATACTTTAGTACGAGTTCCGATTAAGGTACTTACGCCTAGATTTCCATCTTCTGCTGATAACTTAGTTGCCATTGTTTTCTCTTATACTTTGATCTTATTTATAATAGTTTTCATGCAATTAATCTTACAAATGTTGAACTAAATCAGTATTACTTAGTACTTTATTATTATATCTCGTCTCTAGTTTCTTAGCAGGCTGAGCTGCACCTACTATATTATAGTCTTTATCAACCTGTGGCATAATAACTATTATCTGAATGTTTACGTCAGTAGTAAAAGGATCAAGTGTATCGTAATCTATAATAATTTTATCATAGTCAGATAGATTAGTAGCAAGTCTAGTAGCAAAATTAAATAGAACTTCTGGCGAACTAAAAATATGTTCATCATACATTTCATATACAATTGCACGGCCAGTTTGTGCAAGGAAAGGAACAGAGCCAGGAGTTAATGTTTCTCCTGCAGTTGCTTTATAAACTCCTTCAGCGACTACTAATTTATAATCGTTAAACTGATTACTTAATTTTTTAAATTTAATAACTTCGGCTTGTAATAATAAATGCCTTGCAAGTCCTTGGCGCTCTTCGAGTGTAGCTAAATGACCAAGAGTAGTTCCTTTTAAAAATGTAGATAATGGTATACCTGTTCCTAATAAAGTTTTTAGGTTGATTGCAAATACTCCTTTTTTAGGATCTAATGCCATAGGATTAAATTTACTATCTGGTAAAATAGGTTGATATTGAGGGCTGCCTTTAATCAATGAAATATTAGCCGTTCCAGATCCAGATGTAGTTCCATGTGGAGTATAATTTATTTCACCATCAAATGATCTATTAATTGGTGGTGGTATTTTCTTAACATAACTTTCTGATATTCTATTTTCTGCATAAAGAGTATTAATAAATTCACTATTAGTATTATTTGCAGGATCTTTTAATTTAGTTCTTATTTCTTTTTGAGTAAGTGGACTTTCAGCAATAAATCCAGTATTTGGTCCGATATTAATTTTATCTTTTATATAATTTCCTTCATCAATCAAGACTTGTTGTACACCATAATTACCGTAGTTTAAATAAGTAGTTAGTAATGAAGCAGTCGGTTCAAATGTATCTGAGTCACCCGTAGGACCAGTTGCTGTGTCTGTAATAGCAGTACCACCACTAGTTGCAGCCTCTCCATAGCTTTGTGATCTTGCTATTGATGCAATACCTTTTAAACTGCCATGAAATGTTGGTGCAGTTATACCTGACGAAGAAGTTACGCCGTTGGCAGTAACACCTGCAGTAAATGTAGCAGAA